CTAGTCCTCTACAACCTCATCTTCGTCTATGGATTCATTCTCAGCTCCGGACTCATGAGAAAACCCGTACTTCTTTAAGCGTGCGCGATCGGCTGCCGATGCCGACGAGGTCAGCTTCAGCAATTGCGCATAGATTCCTCCGGTGGTCGATAGCTCGGCTGGCGAACCCATCTCATCCACCACTCCCTTGTCTAGGGTGATGATGGTGTCGACGTTGGCGATCGTCGACAAGCGATGCGCGATGATCAACGTCGTGCGATCTTTCATCAGCTCTTCCAAACCTGCCTGCACGGCGCGCTCGGACTTAGTATCAAGCGCGGAGGTCGCCTCATCCAATACCAGGATGGGGGCGTCTTTCAACATGGCGCGGGCAACGGCGACGCGTTGTTTTTGACCACCGGAAAGGCGCAGGCCGCGCTCACCGATGATGGTGTTGTAGCCATCGGGGAAAGCCTGGATGAATTCGTGGGCATTGGCACGCTTGGCCACCTCGATGATTTCTTCTTCGCTGGCATCAACAGTCTTTCTTACTCCGGCAAAAGCACTCTCGAAGTCTATCGCCGCTTTACCTGCCATTGTGCCCACAGCAACAATCGGAGCGGAAATCTTTGTTGTCATGTTTTTGCCGACATTCTCCATCTTTTTGCCCATCGACTTCATCCGGTCAGAAAAGGCAACCATCTGTAATTCAGCTTTTTTTATTGCAGCGTCATATTGACTCGAATTCAACGTCAGTTCCGCTTGGACAGTTCCAGAATTTATACTCACGTTCTCACCTACCTTTGGGCAATAAAAAAGACACCCTTTCGGATGTCTTTAGCGTATTTTGTTTGTCAGTCTAGCATGTCGTGTTGCCAATACTGGTCTGCAACATTTTCAAAGTTGAAATAATCGAAATTGTCCCAGTTTATCTTTTCTGCCGTATCTCTTGTCAATCGTATTCTCATAGTTGGCATATACTTTCCGTTACCATATTGATCAATTAATTCATTTTCCCATGTTAAATTAACTTCTCCCAGTTCTCCAAAATCAAATAGTTTTTCAAAGAGTTCTGCACTATCAGAAAGGATTTCCCTTTTAAGCGTGTTTTCGCTAAGAGGCATATCCCTTATAACAACAACGTCAGCCAAATTGCCTTCTGACAGTTCGGTTATGTTTAATTCCTTAACCGAATCCATATCATGTACTTCTTCGCCAACTACTTGGTGCACCGTTTTGCTGATTTTTTCTTCCAACGGTAAACCTTCCAAGCTTTCCTCAGACTGGCCACAACCAGCCATCAGTACAACCACCAAAACACATAAGAGTGAAATAAATTTTTTCATAAATATCCCCCCTTTATGGAACATTATGCTAACTTTTCTGCTTCTTGACAAATTCCATAAAGTCTTTATTTCCCTTTCCTTTGTTGTCCCGCCACCTTATTTTGTTCCAGTTAAGTTTTCCTTCTTTGTCTGTTGCTTCCACCGTTAAATACAAAGACCATTCATTAAAACAAAAAGCTGTATATTCATCATCAATAGCTAATATTTCACTCGGCCTTTTCTGGTAATGCTTCGCCAGTATTATTATCTGCGCCATCTTCTTTGTCTGTACGAAAGGATTCTAATTGTTTCACATCCCCCATAGCCCAATCGAAAATAGCCATCATCTGCTCATCCGTCATAATATCTTTGAATTCTTCATATGTCGGCTCCACCAAACAAGCCTTACAATACAGTTCCATCATTTGGGCTATTTCCTTCATGGCATCTTCTTTATTTTTTACCTGCTTTTTACCCATTCCCATTGCCTGAGCCGCTATACTCATTAGCATGTTAGGTATTCTGCCTTGTGCCGCCAATGCCATTAGCCGTGGTTTCTGCACTCTTACTTTGATCGTTCCAGTACCTTCGAAGTCTGGAATATCAATCGTTATAATGGACATATTTCTCAAGGTTTCAATATTTAAAACCTGGGACATTGTTAAGCCTCCTAATTAAGAAAATACTACCGGGGTTTACGCCGGTAGTGTTTTCATGTAATCAAATTCTACAGGGCTTTCTCCCTTTTTAGGCCTTGACTTTGCCTTTAATTCCTCGGAGAAGAATTCCCCATCTTGCACAGCATAGTTCACTGGCTGTCCTTTACAATGCAGGAAACTAAAGCAAACATAGCCTTTATTTTCACCGTTTACATCTTTATCTTCTGTATAAACCTTTAATGTAAAAGGTGTTCTATTTACCGGGCTTCCTACCGGGGGTGCGGAATATTTTTTAGTCACTTCATTCCAAGTACCGCCATCTACCAATGCAAGGGCTTCTGGTTGCATGGTTACGGTAGCCAAAGTAATATCATAACCAAGAGTAATATCCTCCAGCTTGTTCATTGCCTTAATGGTGTTTTTGACTCGCAAAATATTTTCAGCACCTTCTGATACATACGCCTCAATGTTTGCTTCACTTGCCATATCAATTAAGGTAAATGTGTTTGGCGTTTCTTCTTCCGTTACTATATCTACCCTGGCAATATTCGCAAGAGCAAATTCCTGTACTTCTGCCACTTATTATCCCTCCAATTTCTTAATTATTTGATACTCAATACTGGTCGTGTACGCCTTTACCTGGTCATCGGTAATTACCGGGGTTTCATTGCCCGTTTTACGCAAAAAAGGCAACTCCCTCAGAGCAGCCTTTATTTCTTCTGCATAGGGTTTCACTTGGATATAACTCGCCAACGGCACAAACAGGATAATGTCAATTAGCTGGTATCCGGTACGGTTAGATTGGAAATATGGTACCTGCGAACCTTCCAAAACTACACAATAACGTTCAGTGCATAGTCCTTCATGCTGGCCGGGGGCATAAGCATTTAACCCCTTTTTGTTTAGCTCTGTGTATATTGTTTGCCACATTTAATCCTTCACCAGCCTTTGGTATCCTCTCAAAATTGCAGGGGCATTTTTATCAAGAGTTGGTTTTAGAATGGCATATTTCTTTTCGTGCGCCAATTCCAAATATACGCTGTAATCCATACCTCCGGAAAGGATAACCTTTAATTTTGTCCCATCCCACCCGGCTCCGCCTGCTAAGCTTTGTCGGGCGTTAGTGGTCCGGTCCGTCCATGGTGCATTTCTCTTTGCCTCCGCCTCCATCTTTTTTGCCGCTGAATCTGCATATAACAAGAGAGTCATCTTTTGTTTTGACGCCGCATTCCATAAATTAAAGTTCTTTTTGTTAATCTTAATCATTTGATTATCCCCAATTCACCTTGCAGGCAAATACCCTCAAAGGAACGCAAAAACGTTATTTCAAACGTTTTTCCTTGGTAGGCAAATGTATCCCCCTCTTTTAAGTCTGCGTCCGTTTTAGCAAGGATTTTGTGCATACTGGAAGTATAATAGGCTGTTACTATACCGCTATCATTGACGAGTTCCCGTTGTGCTTTTTTGTTATAAATCCTTACCGTTTGTGGGTCTAATGTTTCTTCGGTTTTAATCTTTCCACCGTAACCATCACTTGTTGATGTTTTCCTTTTGATGGTTATATCGGTAGGATCGGCATTTATAAGCTTTTCAACATATTTCTTATAATACTTAACATTCATCCGCTCTTGTCACCACCCCGCTCTGATTCCTACGGTATTTGGCAGCTAAAGTCAGGAAGTGTTCCCGAGGCGAAGGTATGGTCACATCGCCCAGTTTCATTTCCTCTATGCCGGATTTTATTAAGCATAATTCTCTTGCCAATGTGTATATGTCCGGCTGTGTTTCCAGCCACAGTTGCAAGTCGTCATCCTCAAAGTACGGGTAGTTTTCTTCGTCAATTAACTTTTTCAGTTTTTCAAGGTCTGTCATATCATCTCCCCTTTACAGTAAGGGTTGACTCCCTATATATATCTTCTTCTTATTCTTATCTATATCTTCTTCTATTGCGTGATGTCACGTGACGGTCACGTGACTTTCTTTTTAGGTTTTTCCTTCGGCTCTTTATTTTTTTTCCTTTTAACGTTATTTAGTTTTTGTCAAGAAAATGCTCAGTTTTTTTGCCGGTGCTTTTTTTTATCAAAATGTACTAAAATAGTTACTTAATGTTACCCGTAACGCTATGTAACGTTACATTTTAATAAACAAGAGAGGGACTACGCCCTCTCTGTCAAGTTGGATTTGCATCAACATCAATAAGAAAATGGTTATTTTTTTCTACCGTATACCCCATGATGCCAACATTATTGTCATCTACTGTGATTTTTACAGTATCATTCTCTGCCCAGGTACCATCAAGGGTTACAGTAAATGTTAATACACCATTTTCAAATGTCATGTTCTTTGTTACATCAGCCCCAGCCTCGCTCTGGTCATCATCATTGACAGCAATGGTACCTGCAGAAGTGTTCGTGATTACCTTTACTTCCCTAGTACCGTTGAAGAACTCCAAGACCTCACCGGTACTATTTTTTACTACCTTAATCGTCACTGTTGCTAAAAAATTGTCATTGGCCTCAGCAACAGTTGGCTCAAGAGCTGGGCCGTCATTGCTTTCGCCGGTCATGGCCGGGAGGATGACGATACCAACGTCACCCCCGGCTGCATCCTCAAGACCCTTGAGGTAGTCATAAAACTCATTGGGCGTATAAGTAAAACGTTTTAAATAATCAAGTTTTCTCATATCATCACCCATTACTCTTGTTGCGATACAGGTTCAAGACGGTGCTTAAATTGAACAATACGAACATTCTTATTCTCATAAACACGTTCCCAATTCTGATACTTAGCAAGATCGATATTGCTCGGAGTTGCCCCTGTTACAGAAGAATTTTTGAAAGCTACACCACGGGGATGCAGGATAAAATGTCTACGGTTAATGAGAATATCGTCACCGGCCAAACTATCCCGGACGGTTTCAGTCGGGACAGGAGCACCACCTTCGCCCCAGCCAAAGGCACCGGAACCAAATATATAGGTGGTATATACCCCATCCGCTACCGGCATTCCGTCATCCACTACCACCCTTTTACCCAAGAAAGTAGGTACTTCCGGCTCGCCTTCTGACGGCTTAATATATTCGATTAAATCGTCCTTAGCTAGTTTTGCCACAGTAGCACTATGCATACCGAAGCCGGTTAGCTTATTTGCACTGTCGCCTAGCTTGTAAATTGCATCAATGGCCGTTTTTCCACTTATGACAGCATCTTTGCCGCTATCTCCCGTTTCGGAAGATATGTCGTGTTGGTTATTCTTCATCAATGTTGCATCATTGCCAAAAACACCTGCAAGAGTGTTTAAAAGCACGGCCTGGAAACGTCTTGCCCAATATTCAGCTACCAAATCACCAATAGCTCTCATGGGGTCATCACCACTAAGAGCTTTAGCTAGATCGTTCACACTCCATGCCTTACCACGGGCAAGTAATGCAGCAACGTCTTGGCCGGCAGTAATTTTGTCTACGGTCAATGCTTCAGTGTCGCTTAATACTTCATCATCACCGTCTAAATCTTCCCAAAACGGCATGTTGATTAACTTTCCACCTGATGCTGCGAGTGCGTCTAATTGCTTATTTCTTGCAATTATGCCACTCTGATAAAATGCACTTAATTCTGCCGTACGTTGGATAACATACGGATTGAATACTTCTGGTACAATTACATCATCGATTATGGTTTTTGTAACAGACATACTTTATGACCTCGCTTTCTTTTTATTCTTTAGCTTGTGCTATCAATGTTCTTGCAAGTTCCGGATCTTCTTTTAGTATCTTGCCTTGTTCAGTTAAGTTAAAATGCTCCTTAGTCCAAGGATTCTTAGTTTTGTTTTTCTT